ATATTAGCCATGTGCCGCCTTACTTAATAGATCCGCCAGTTCTGGATTTTCAATTGACCATTTTGCCCAATCGCCAGATGCTTTTCTGGACTTATATGCGTCCGCTGTATTTTCCGCAATAATCATTTCTCTGATTTCATGCAGAAATAACGGACGCCCGAACACTGCTTCTACTCCGAACCTATTGACATTCTGCACCATTTTCAACTCAATTGGTTTCCGCCCGCCATTTTCGAGATAATCGTAAACGCGGGCGGCTATGCGTTTGGGTCCGTGTCTCCTGTAATCACCTTGCCTATTTCGGTTACCAGCCATGAGAGAAGCCTCAATATATCTGAACGATTAGGCGCAACATGTGGATTGTTGATGTCATATCCTTCAATATGCCACTCCTCAACCATCGCCCTAACGCCGCCCCACAGTTTATACTGCATTTCAGCGCTATTGGGCTGTTCAGGATCTATCGCCTCCCAGGTCTTTTCCCACTCGATATAGGCAGGGTAAGGAACTGGGTCAAATAAAACTACAGTCCCTGGAAATTTATCAACTGGAGAAGTGATCAATTTACCCATTACGAAACAGCCTCAGCTGCAGTACCCCATGCTGGCGCAGAGCTACCGGGAAACATTCGGAATTTTGCGCTGTACTTTCCGGTGTTCACGTCCACGATGTAGCTCGTGCAGATAAATCCTGAAGTTGTAGTCGCGGTAATGCCAAATTGCGGCTCGCCAGATTCCCAATCGTGCCGAATGCCAATTTGCACATCTAACGATCGTGGTGTAGCCACTCCAACAGCCGCAGATAAAACAGCATGGGCTGAGTTGGTCTCATTTGTAAATGGCCCGGTGATATCAATTTGGCAGTCAGGCGTATCGGGTAATGCGCCTCTAATCGCATCCATAAATGCGGTCAGTTCCACTTCTGGATATGTCAATCCAATTCCATTGATAGCATCAACGGGCAGCTCACGCATTTGAGTGCCATCCGAAAAGAGAAATGCAGTCCAGCGTGATACAGTTCGTCCAGTTTGTGCAGTCATAGTAAATTACTCCTTTTATTTATCCTCTAACAAAACTTAATGCAAATGTCGCTGATGTAATATCGGTCAGCGATAGTTGCCATCTTAAATAGCGCCTTACAGTAGCGGTAGTTGACAGTTTTACAATCCCAGAACAAGGCACGGCAGTATGAGCGATATCCCCTGAGGTTGCACCTGATAAATCGGCAAATGAAGCGTTAGAATTCACAGCCGCATCCTGTATAGAAATAACCAGCGTTCCTGTGCCTTCCACAGAAAATACTTGATACATCATCCAACCGCCCTTAGAAGAAGCTGCCCCTCTATCGTCTACTCCAGTGGCAGTATTTGCGCCAGTCGTTGCGCTTGAAGCGTGCAGCAGAACGCCCCACGGATTACTATAGGTCATCCCTTCAGCCGGGCTGGTTCTGCCAAATGGTACGGTCAGCGCCATATCCCCACCAGAAGGCGAAAGAACAAATCCATTGTGGTTAAAGGCTCCCATAAATACTGGATCGCCCTGCGCTGGTGCCGCCTGTATTCCTATCGGGATCATCACATCTCTTGATACACCAGGCACGCCCAATACAGCCTGCACATGTGCGCCGGTGTCGCTCGAGAAAATCGCATTGAGAGTTCCCATTGTAACTTCCGGTAGGTCGGGCAGAGCCCCCCTCACACTATCCGAGAGCCCGACCTGCTCAACCTCCGGAGAGACTATGCTTAACGGTCCAACCTCACGTGTGTATCCCGAGAAATCATATCCATCGACATAAACGCGCGTCCATCTTTTTAATGTTCGTCCTGTTGTCATTTTTCACCCCACAAATTCTGTTGCGGATATCTCCATTCTGATAGCATGATAATCCGTCCCACCCCAGTTAATTATGAGCGGATCGCCAACTGTCGCCCCCCAATCCACAGCCCCGCTTAGCGTTGAAAGCACGATTACCGCATCCACTATCGCAGTTGCCTTTGAAAGCATTCCAGAATAAGTAGCCATTATATTTGTTCTCTCCGAACCCAAAACCGCATATATCAAAATGTACTTCAGCGAATAATATATATTATAACTGCTTTTATCCAAAGAGACTGGCGCAATTGAAAATCCAACATAACTATCTGGATCCGGTATTAATATGGGGCAGTCGCGCTGCGAAATATTCTGCGGGATATCATCAATATCCTTTATGGTCAGCCCGCTAACTGATATGCCGCTAATTGAGCCTGCAATCGTCGATAATCCAATAGCCATTTAAAACATCCTTTTGTGACCTCTAATAATTGTCATAGCCGTAGAGGGCACATCCTCTGGCGTTATCATAATTCCACCGCCTGAGATGATTGTCTGACCAGATTGCCCCTGACCAAAACGCCTGTGATATGCATTGGCTACAATATCCTGGCACGCTTGTTTTATATCATCTGGCGCCGTCGATGATTTTCCCCATGAGCCATAAATTGTTATCGGATAATCGTTATCAGATGAAGACGGCATCCATGAATAGCCGCTTGCCAGTTTTATGGCGTATTTCGGCGTTTGATTGCGTGGAATTAAATTATATTGCGCCGAGGTTAGCGTTGTTCCATCGCCATTCTTAAGTGTCGTTATAGAAATCAAATCATCGTCATCTATATACAAAGTTCTTGAGCTTGGAAGCGCATAGTAGTGCGTTTCGCTTCGAGCATAGAAAGTGCGTCCCCCGGTGAGCCTATCAATCAGACGCGAGGCACCCTCAATCATATCCTCGATGACAGCATCGTCAGTTGAACTAGTCGAGGTTATAGCCAGCCAGCTTTTTACTTCTGAAAGTGTCACATATCCATTTGTAGTTGTCATCTCATCTATACTTTCCCCTTATTCGTGCAGTTTCCCAAATCGTGCGGCTTTTTTCGCGGTGCTCTCGGCCATCTTTTCGGCGCAGATACTTACCAATCGATGCTCCTCTCAGGTGGTAAAATTTCTCCCCGCCGCGCGCCAATCTGAGCCAAAATTCATAATCGCTGGCAACCTGATATTTGTAAATGTCGCCATTTCTCAATTGTTCGCTTTCCAAAAAATATCCGTATGTATCATGCAGCGATTTTCTCCACATTGGCATTGGCCCCAAAAAGCAACCATGTAGCAGTTCAGCTAAACCGCCTTCCTGCCATTCAAAGCGTTCCTTGGCTTCAGCTTCAAGATCCTCAACGATATCCTGATTTCCATAAGCGACTGCGTATTTTTGGTTTTTATCCAAAATATCAGCTAAGCGTTTTATGCCATGCTCATATAATCTATCATCAGAATTGGCGTTGGTAATGTACTCACCAGTTGCTCTTTTAATGCCCAGGTTCCAAGCCTCGTAAACTGTAGGAATATCATCTGTTGTTATTATTATAACATTAAACTTTTCAGCAATAGCTTTCTCTGCGCTTCCATTTTGACAAACGACAATCACCTCTGGCTTCTCAGATTGTTCAAGTAAGTTCTCGATTCTGCCAGCTAAAAAATCTGCAGCGTAATACGCGGAAATAATCGCGGAAACTTTCACCAATTTTTTATATCATCCTTTTCAAATATACTTAGTGCGCTATTTTCGGTTAGATTAATGATGCGCTTATTCCAATTTTTATATGCCTGTTTAGCCATGCAATAAGCCAACTCAGATCTCTCGAGATCTGGGTTGTTCCATTTTGCCCCCCTGAAATAGTCTTTGCAGAAATGATTGGGATCATCCCCATCCATAACGGTTTCCTGATTTGGTGCGCCTATAAAAGTATATCTGTGGTCAACCCCCACTAGTAAAATTGTATCAAAATCCATCCAGTGCGCAATCTGCATACAAACATAAGTAACCGTGTAACCCTCGTAAATGTATTTCTGTGGATTTAGAGAAAACATGGGCTTATAAATCGAGGTCAAGGGAAGCGCGTCAACTTCATCGGCATAAGCCCGTGCTACAAACTTTATGGATTTCAGTATCTTTATTTGTTCAATAGATTGTTCAATCACTAGCGGATTCACGCTAACATAATAAGTTGGTGTAAATCCCCGCATCAGATAAATGCGGTTTGTTCCAAAGCTCGGATATTTTTGTAAAAACTCAAGTGACACGTTTTTTAGAGACGGGCCATTACCGATAATTAATCCAGTCTGGCCGCAATGTATTCTCTCTAAATCATACCAACTCGGCATTAAAATTAAACGCTCCTTTTTCTATTGCATCTCTATAATTTTTCTCATCGATAGTAGTTGTGGTTATATGCGGGCTCGTCAGCGTTGTGTCTACATAAATGGGAATGTGATATTCTATGCACTTTCGGCAGAATCCAAGATCCTCTCCCGGGTAAGTATCCTCCCAGGCTTTAGAATAGTCGTTCCAAAACCAAGGTGGTTGTATCTCCTCAAACACCTCGCGCGCAAACATTATGCAGCCGGTGCCAATTAAATCAACTTTCATTAATCCATCGCCCCAATCGTGAGGCGCGCAAACCCTTCCTTGTTTATCCAGTAGAAATGCACAGGGATCATGCGGATATGACCTGCGGAAATTCAGCCCGCCGACTACCCATAGTGGCCCCTCTTCAACCAGCTTACCGCCGGACAGTTTATCGTATAGAAACCAACGCGATAGCCTCTGCACAATGTCATAAGGATGAATATGATCGATATCCAGCATAATCAAATGTGTGAAGTCGGTTTGTAGAAAAAACTGCGCGGCTTTATTCCTCGCAAGATCGGTGCGCGTGTAATCTAAATTTAGCGGTGTAACTCCCTGTCCGATGATATTGATGATTGACGGCAGCACCTCATCAGCATAGGAAATGGAACGCTCCCTCAATATACACAACAAAACACGCGGGTATTCCCACGACATAATCGGCAGTTGATTTAACCGCCTCATCACCTCAGCGTAAATCCCCTCGTCTAATGCCCTGCCTTCGTCAGTTTTTGTATCCATCCATCATCAGCGATTTATTTATGGGGGCATCTCTGCCCCCAATTGTTATTTGTTATGACAGCGCCACTATCTGCGCTGTGTTCGTATCTGGGTCGCCTGGTTTTAGCCTGCTGCCATTGTAGAGTATGCAAGCGCCGCCAACATAAAGCCGCGATGTTGAAGAAGTTCCCTTAAATTTTAGATATGGGTAACTTCCGTTGATTTTGTGGTCGATGATGAAAATTTTACCGGCGCCTGTGCTGGTTACATCAACTAAAGCCGCGCTGGTCACATCCGTATAGGTGCCGCTCGAGGTTGCGCTATTCTGTATTTTACCAGTCAACTTTGCTGTTGCCAGCATAGTTCCTGTCATAATCACCCACATAGCACGGTTAAACCCGCGTCCATCCACTACAGTTGCAGTCGTGGCATGATTGGTTGTCGCATAGATTGGCGCAATCGCCTTTGCTGGTTTTACATGCCTAATAAGTTGTTCCATATCCACCGCCTATGCAGTTGTCGCATACTGGAAGGCTTCCGCCTGTAACACTGCGCCACCCCATCTATATTTGAAGAAGAAGCCAACCTGACCAGTGTTAGAGTACAGATATGGATTGCGCTGTACGCTCAGCCCGGCTCGCTCGACTAAAGCATAGTAGTTCCAGTCGCCAATTACCAGACATTTTTTTTTGGTTGTGGTGCAGGATTCCATAGCGTCGGCTGGATATACGGGTTTACCCCACAGATTCCACGGGCTACCTGGTCCGGCTGGAGGTGTAAATAACTGGAATTGATTTCCGCTTAGACCCATAAGGAAGCCCATTGTAGCCTGCTCCATGCACCAGGAGGCGTTGGGCATGTACTGCTCTTTTAGCTTGTAGAACAGTTCGGGAATTTCAGCGGCAGCAATCGCATTGGTATCATCTAAAGTTAAACCTGCAGTTCCGCCAACCAAAACGCCCTGCGGCTGTGTGGTGCCATTTCCACCAATTGCATACGTGTTTTCATGCACGCCAGCCCTATCGCCCACATAAGCCGACAGCCAGCTCTCAAGATTCGCAGCGTTATCTTCCAGCAATTCCTCGGATATCTTCACCAACAGCGTGGCTTTATAAACCGTAATGCCAACCTGTGAGAATTCCAGCGTTGACGCTGTGTAGGCTGACTCCTCGTTGCTAAAGGCAAAGGATGCCTGCGTTCCCTCGACTGGCACATCAACTTTATCGCGCGAGGTTTGTATTACGCGCGCGCCTGCTCGGCGTGGCACGGAGATTTCATTCCGCTTTCCGATAATCTGTGCATAAAAGTCTTCCGGCACGAGATAACCGCCTTCGGTTTCATCCCCTTCCTGTAAATCAGTTTTTAGGGTCGAGTTCCGCTTGCCAGTTTTAACCCAATGTAAAAATCCATCAGTTTCATCGTGTGAGAAACCCAAACCAGAAACTTTTTTCACAGCCGGTGCAACCAGCGCAGCTCCAGAAACTTTAACTTCTTCCTTTACTTCCTCTTTAGGCATAGCCTCTTTAACGGCCGCCCTAACAATCTCGGCAATATCCGCGGAATCTTTTTCAATTTCCGCAGTTTGCTCTTTATTTAATTCTTTGTCGTTCATTTCTTTATTGTCCCCATTAGTATAAATTTTTGTATTTAAATTTGTGTCTATTGCGTCAGCTTCTGCCGCTTGCGGAATTACCTCACCGGCCTTTTCCTCTGCCTCTGGCTCCACTTCTGCAATAAGTGATTTTAATGCAAGTGCACTATTCTTTGGTTCAGCGGGTGTTGGCGTTAGACTTGCATCCAGCCCCAGCATCCAGCGTTTTATCCAATAGGATTTTCCCATCGGTTCGCGCTCGACCAGGTGACCAGCCGTTCCACTTGACCAGCCCATCTTTCCAGCCTCTACAAGACCATAGATCTCTTTTTCGTATTCATCTCTCAATGCCAGCTGGGATTCAATCCAAATTCCGACATCATCCTCACGCATGACTGCATCATCATCCAAAATGCGCTTGCCGATTCTTTTGTCAAGCCCGTGATGATAATACACTGGCGTGGTATTATGCGGCCCGAATTCTGTTTCTCGTGTGAAATAGTCACCATCTAAATCTGGGTTGTCTTTATCCGAAAAACGCACAAGATAGCCGCCAACTTTCCCATTGCCAAGCGCCTTAACTTCTCCACCATAAATAATCAGTTCATCATCCATAAGTCACCCCTATTATTATATCATAACCCCAATTTGTTTATTGCGTATTGTATCCACTTGTCATAAATGCTTTTAATTTTAGGCAGTTTCTCGCGCGCTACATCGATTAGTTTTCTCCAGCCAATTCTCGCCATATGAGTAGCCTGGAGTTTTTCGTCTGCCAAATACTTGGCATAGCTCGCCGAGTTTCCAATAATAACACCAAATCCATCCAACGTATTTGTAACATAAAATTTAGTGCCGTATTTTTCTGACCTCATGTCATTATAGGATTTATACTGCATACCGCGCCCACGAATATAATAAGGTTCTGGCGGGGCGTTAGCAGCGGTGGCTGGCGGATATTTCTGCAGTCCTTCAGTTTTCAGCACTTCTTTAGCGGCTTCATCCCCAGCCTGCGACAATATCTCTTTTAGAAACTCGTTGCTGGATAAATCCTTTAGTGACTTGACAATTTTTTCGATGCCTTTAACTTCTATAATTAGTGGATCGCTCATATTTTTGTTCCTGTTTGTAGAAAACATCTACATTTTACGTGCGCAGGCGGCGCGTCTACTCCACCGCTGAATGGTTTATCTATCTCAACCTCTTCGCCATCCATAGCTGAACAAATCTCGCAAACGATATCATCGCGATTAGTGAACCAAGTTTTGATAACTTTTACATCTGGGTATTCCTCTTTCATCATCAGCCCAGCCAATCGCTCACCTTCAGCATACGATCGTGTCGTTTCAGTGACTGCAATTGTCCTTGCGCGTTCAACTCCAAATATGTCGTTCAGCTGAGAACTGATATCGCCAAGCGTAAAGCCTGGCGTACTTATGAACCGTTGAATAGCGTTTCCGACAAGTTTTTTGCTGGTCTCGTTAACGCCCTTAATAAGTTCGCCAGCATAACTGCCAGCCCAATCCAATGCCCTATCATTAACCAGTGAATAATCCAGTCCAATCGAAACGCTATTTCTGAACAACTCAACCCCGCCTCTTCCAGCAACATAAAGTAGTTTGATTATATCAGCGGTAAATTTATCGTCGTCCTCAAAAATGTCATCCAGCGGGTCAGTGGGTTTAATAATGTCTTTACGTTCAGGAAAGCGCATAGTTAAATATTCAATAATTTTTCTATATTGCTCCTTGAATTTTCGCCTGATAGCTATAGTTAATTTATCTTCCATAGACTCTTTAGCCAGCCTGCCAGGCTCGCGTCGGTCTCTACGTTTCAGCATAGGAGGTAACTCGACGCCGCGGGACTTCAGCTCGTCAATAATACTATTTATAACAATGCGGAATTCTGTCTCATCCATCTAATAAGGCCACCGTGGCATCCTGTAAACTTTTTACCAAATCGTCAAGTGTGGCGTGTTTGCTGTCATCGAATACACGCTCTATCTCATCTTTACTTTTACAGCTCTGGAGTTGAGATTTTATGCGTTTGTAGTCTGCCTCGGGAATATACTGCGACTGGAATTCCACATCGGCAGTTCCTTTTTTCTCAAATTGTTTGATTGATTTGCGTTTCCATTTGCGCAGATCCTCGCTCATACTATCAACCGCTGCGGTTACTTCCCCTTGATTGCGCACAAGCCCCATAGACTCTTCCGATACCTCAAAGCCCAAAATGTCAAAGGCAGCCTCGAGTGGAACTCCTGCGCTAACTAAATTCAGCAGGGATGCGCTTCGTTGATTTTCATCCTCCTGGAATATGTCCAGCTCCTCAGGATGTACTTCGAGCGTCAGTCCAGTGTCGCTCAAGAATTGTGTATTAATGGTATCAGCTAAATTCTCTGCCGATGGCACAATCGTTTCCTCATAAAACGATCTTCGGTGCTCAACGGCGGTGGCATAGTTAGCCGCATCCGTCAGCATTGTTTCTGGAATGCCGAATGCCCAGGCTATATCCTGCAATGCCTGCTGTCTTACATTCGGCATATCCATCGTGTTTAGATCTGGAGTTATAGTGCTTGGCTTTACATCTCCACGCAGGGCGATAACGCCAAATGCCTTTTTTATTCCGGTGGTCATGCGCGCAAAGAAATTGCGCGTCCTCTCGATATCTTCCGTTCCAGCATTAACATCCAACCCTAAAACGGTTACCGGCATCGCCCCGTTTTCGAAAAATTGAGTAGAAAAACTACGCAGATAATATAGTGTCTTTCCAGCGCCAAGCGCAACATCAGTAGAACTCAATCCCTTTTCAATGTCGTTAGAAGGATTGAAAGTTAGAAAATGCACGATTTCATCGCTCGTCCATGGCCCGAATGTATCTCTTCCAACTCGCTGAATAAACTTTTTTTCCACGATTACAGAACCATCCTCAGTCTTTTTCTGGCTCGCCTTCACCTCAACTGTAAATGGGTTCAGCCATTGCGCGCCCATGCGTTTTTTACTCGTATCAAGTTTCAGCCAATAACCACTGCCGCAAAGTAACAAACTTGCCTCTGTTTTCCATAGCAGCGATTTTAGCGGGGTGACAAAAATATCATCCCAATCCTTTTCTTTATCCTTAAACATCAGCCTAAATGGAATTGACGTCAGAGCATTGCAGCGCAGATATACGGCGCGATAGATTAACGGCACAAGCGCAAATGCCTGTTGTGAAGAATTCAGCTTATTCGACGCTTGCAGATATTCAGCCCACTCGGGTATAGTTACTACGGTTTTAATTTCGTTTTTATTTTTCATCCCCTCTACCCTCATACCTCAAATAAAACAACACCGCCAGTCTGGTCTATAGTATCGTATCTCAATGCGTCCATTGCGTGGTCATTTTCCTTGACAGGCTCATCTTTAGATTCTTTCCAGATATAACTCTCAAATTCGTTGATGGTGTGCACGCATGACGGGTCTATAGTCAGGCGTGGCAGCCCATCGCCTTGAACCCTCAGCAGATCCTGCACGGCTCTAATGCCATCCAAAACTCGCCCCTTCTTCGGTCTTGCCATAAGTCCATGATTCCGCAGGTCAGCGATAAGTCCAGCTGCAGCTGCATCCACTGCGATATCTTCAATTTTTCTTCCTTGCGCCATACGCATCGCCTCTGTAATTATATCACTTTGCAGCTTGCCACGCTGATAAAACTCCTCGCATATATGCCTGCGTTTATCGTTGTCATAGCCGATCAGCAGAATGACAGCTGGATTGGTGTAGCCTTCATCAATTGCCAAATGATAGTATGCAAAGTCCTTTTCCATTCGTTTTACATGTATATCTCGGCTGAACTCTGGATAAATAAGTCCCTCAAGTTGCGCAAATTCCCCATAAACTTCCTGCGCTAAAAACTGCCCACTGTAACTATCCAGCAACGACTGCACAAATACCTGTGATATATAAGGATTGTCAATAGTAGCTGCCTTAAAAATAGTCATCATGTCCCTTTTTTCGTACAGCCAATTTCTTCCCTTTGGCGTGGTCGTAATCCAACACGGACCTGCTCCACCGCCAGCCCGCAGCCTGCCAATGACAATCTCCCAGGTACCCTTCTGTGCCAGACCAGCCTCGTCAATCCAAGCCCAGTGCGCATTAATGCCATGTAGTTTCTCAGGATCATCCGCTGAACGAAAGAATATCTCCGCTCCATTGCGCAGCATAATTTCATGGTCGCTTTTATTATAACTGGCAATCAGTTCATCGTTCAGCTCTCGAAATGTCCTGATAGTAACATCGTGTAACATTCTATAGGTCGGCGCAACTACCAGCCCAAGCGTTTTTGGCTTGGCATAAAGGATAGATTTTATGCAGCCTGCAAACGTCTTGCCTGAACCAATGCCGCCAAGCATAGCCGTAAATCGATCCTGACACGAAACAAAATCATACTGAGTGTTATAAAGTTCAATCTCCACGCGGTTTGATAATAACATTGAATGGTTGATCCTCGGCGCCAGCTATCTCTGTCCGCTCCACATAGCCGCGCTTTCTGCCTTTTGTTTTTAGCATAAATTGAAGCGCCCAGGGTTCATTATTTAGAATGGCTTTACATAAACCAAGCTCAGCTAAATCTATCATCTCGCCCTCTGCTAATTCTTTTGCAGCTGCAATGGCTGGATACTTATTTATATAGTTATAGACTGTTTGTGGCGTACATCCTAAATTTTTGGCAGCAACATAGACCATACCTTTTGTTCTGGTCAATTCATCTACCATTCTCTTTACAGAAAATCGCCTTTTAGCCATAGTTCCCACCGTCTAAAATGTCAAACAAGTTCAACTATTA